TTACCGTCAAAACGAAATAGATGCCCTGCGCCCAATGCAGATATATCATCTGCGTATGCCATTTATTTAGGCGTTCTGGTACTGACGATCTGTAACCGACACGAAACTGATCGAGTTGGCATTAGATCGGCCAATAACCGCAGTAGTTTTTACATACTGAGACGTTTTGCCGATAGCAATAGCCGTAACATTAACGTCTGCCCCCGCCGTTCTACCGCCTTGGGTATTGCCGTCATAATCATAAGTAAACGCTATCTGCGCGTTACCGCCGACTGAGCCGGACAGATCAGCACCAGCGTCATCATCGACAAAGATGGCGGCAGGATCGCCAAACTCATTACCCGCAGTAACACCATCAGTAAAAAACACCCGATATACCGCGTCAGGATCATTCTGCAATACTGAGTTAAACTGCAAAAATCCAGCCGCCACAAACGGGAAGGATCGCTCAGTGCTGGTGTTATCGCGGAATACAATGCTGTTAGTGTCTGCCGCCGCAAAGTTATCAATGAACACACCCACACCACCGCCTTGGTAGTTTGTTGCGTTCTTGCTCTTTAGCGTGGGGCCAAGAAACTCTAATAGCTCTGGCATCACATTACCCAGCAAGCTACCCGATCCGCCGTCCTCGTCAGAGGATTGACGCAGTGAGTATTGGACAAACTCGTATATCTGCTTAGCCGTACCGTTGTTGCCGTCAATAACGATACCGAAGTCTCTCGATGAGGCGCCAATAGTCCGACCTTGCGCTGTACTGAAGAACTCAATGCTCATGCCGGTATAAGGCGCCGTTGTCGCAATCGTGTTATCACTTGCAACAATGTTTAAATCGTTATCTGCCTTGAGCGTAAACGAGAACAGCTTAGTTGCTTTCAGTGACGCCTCACCGTTTACTGTTGACGATGCAGAGGCGTACTGCTTGCCCTGTGTACGGTTATACACCGTAATGTTGCTGGAGTAGTCGTATCCATCGGCATAGTTACCGTCACCGTTAGGATCGCTAATAACTTGAACCGCTTCAGCCGTATTACCCGCAAAAGTAAAGTCTGTAGCGCCAGCACCAAGATCGTAATAGCACTGATCGGTTGCACCCGCTGCCAGTATCGCTACCGCAGCCCAATGCTCAGTTTTGTTACCGGCCGAGTTAATCACTTCCCAGCCACCGCGACGAATGGTTTGGGTTGTGGTTGTATCAGCCCAAGTCCAATCACAATTGGCAGTCTGTACGAGCTGGAAAAATTCATCCGTAATGGGCGCTAACGGGAAATCCAAGGCCGCTAAACCCTTACTGTTGGGGTCATTGATCCATTCTTCAGTCAGAAATGAGTAAATGCATTTCAGGGTTACACCGTCTGCGGCTACTAAAGATCCGCGACCAGGCGTCACCTTGATCGTAAAATTGGCGGTGTCGATGAAAACCGTTGCGGTGTCGGTTGTTGCGTCCGCTAAATCATCGGGATCTGTAATCAGTGCCATGTGCTATTCGCCTCTGCGGTTACTTCGTCAGGTAAATAGAGGCCACTGACAGGGCGGCAGCGAATACGGCCCAAGTGACTCTCTCGTAGGTTTTAATGCTGTGGGTTGCAGACACCGCCTTAATGCGATCTGCTTCAGTATCACGCTCATATTCATCAAGCCGAAACTCAAATCTATTCATGCGTTGCGTGGTATGCGCTAGTCGTTCCTCTACCCTCGCCAATGTCTCAAGGGTTTTGCGGATCTGGGTTAGCTCAGTCTGAAGCGTCTTAAAGTTTTGCGCTATATCTTGATCCATAGTCATTGTCCGGGCTTGTAGCTGAACTGCTGCAGCAATCCGGGGCCAGTGCTTTGCATTCCTGCCTGAGAGGCATTCATTGGCGGCAAACCCGTTTGAGGCATCTGCACAGGGACAATACCCCCGGTCATAGGCTGCTGCTGCATAGGACTCGCCATATTGGGTAATCCGCTATGCACAACACCGCCATTACTGGTGGCGACCTGCTTTAGCTGCTTTGGCTGCGCTGGGCCTTTTTTAGCCTGTAACGGCCTTGTTCCTTGCGTGATGTAATCCATGACAATTAACGTATACCTCTACGCTGAATTAACGAGGCCAACAAGCCATTGGTCTGCTGCTGCTGCACAGGATCTCGCTGCACGTTGCCTTGCTGCGATAACCCTTGGTTTAAGCTATTGGGGCCACCAGCTCCGTGGGAGTAGCCACCATTAGCCATTGGCGTTTGTACCTGCGGCCCCGGCGATGACATTGGCCCTTGATTGGCGTATTTACTCATGTATTGCATTGCAATCTGCGTGGGCGAGTTATAGACGCTGTAATCAATCAGCTTTTTGCTTACCTGCCCGATCTGGTTTAAAAAACTCATTTGGAAAACCTCGTCATTGCCGCACCCACGATTTTGTCCATGTGGGGAGCGGCAAAGTAAAATGAAAGGATTAGCATCACGGCCCCGGTCATGCTGTCAGCATGTTCGGTTGTGAGCGTGGCGGCTTGATTGAGCAATAACGCCGTCTGCGTTGGGGTAAACACCGCAGCAAACACACAAGCCCACGATATGAAATACTGAAAGAGCCAAACGCCGGTAATCGACAGCGCGATTAACCGCCTCGCCAAATGCTGCCCTTGCGTGGCTTGCATCCAGCTAATAACCATTGACCTAGCCTCTGAGCGGTCACCAGACGCGGCCTGTGCCTTTTCTTCGTCGGTATACACCAAAGCATCAAGGCCATTTGTAACGCCGTTTACAGCGGCCTCTAGCGCCTTGTCAGAGCCAAACACGCGCCCAAAGAATTTACCGATGCTAGCCATTATTCGTCATCAAAGTCTTGGATAAACATATCCATTACCGCAGCGTCCAATATGGGGAACTGATACCCGCACATAGCGCAGCCCAATAAATGATTGTCGCCAGCATCATTGACGCGCCAGTTAAATAAGCCGCCCGAACAATTCGCACAGGATACTAAGCTCATGGGCTCCGGTACTATCGTTTCCTCGGGCTTTTTGCCGCCCGGAAAGCTAATCAGATCGACCACTACGCGCCCTTCTAATGTCGCAGCGATACCGCTCGACTTCGCCAAACTCTTTATCGTGGACAATGCAAAACATATCCCGGCCTGAGCGATACCCGGCGTTTGTATGCCATGCATCCCTACCGGCTAATGTCCTGAATGACTCAACCGTACAGCCTCTAAGCTCTTGTCGCGTCGTGTGGTGAATATGCCCGGTGTACCAGTATCGGTGCATACTTTCGGCCCACTTCTCTGGCTGGTCAGTCGCCATAATCTCGGACAGTGCATTGATCTTGATTGTGTCGCCATGCGTTGCAGCGATCAGGCTCTTGCCGTGTTGTATGTAATGGAACTTGTTAACCGTGTTGTGGATCGTTACCCGTTCCTCAGTGTGGAAGTAAGCGCCTAGGAATGCCGATAGCATAATGCTGGAATGATCGTCATGGTTGCCGATACAGTTCACCACTTCGACCTCTGGGTGCTTGGTCAGTGCCAGCGTAATCAGGTCAACCATCAACATACACCCGGCCTGTAAGACCTTGCCCCATCGACTATCAACGTCAACAGGTGTGCCGCGGGTTGTGGTGTTGTTCTTGTTGTCAGCGTGAAAGAAGTCGCCCAGATTCATTATGAGCGCCTTCTGTGTCTTGGGTGCGACCTCGACCAATCTTGACGTTGCCGACAGTAGATCCTCTCGGGCAATGCTAACGTCGAAATTCTCGCCACACTCCTCAGCGTAGGCATAGCAGCCAATATGGGGGTCACCCATCACATAACAGGCTAACAGCTCATCATCAGCCGCTTTAGGGGCTTTGCGGGGCTTGTAGACGCCCTTATAGCTCTCCATTGCGTCGTCAATGCTATCGCGCAGTGCTTGGAGCTTGTCCTCATCACCGCGCTGCGTTTTGACCCATTGAACCTTGACCGCGCCGTCATCACCGTACAGGGTTGACGTACCTTTAACTGTGAAAGGCTCGGGTACTCTGTGCGTCAAATCCATCTCGGGCGCAATGCCTTGGGCTGCTGCCTTAGACTTGAGGTGCGCTACCCGGCGCCTAACGGTGCGCTCGTCAGTGCCTAGAGCGCGAACAGCCGCAGCTACATCGCCGTCGTGAGCGTCTAACAGGTCTTGGAGCCGCAGCTCTGCAGGAGTCTTGGCGAATGGCCGCAAGTAGCTCAGTCTGTGATTCATTGCTCAGCCCTCGCGCCGTATGCCAGCCGTGAGCTAGTCAGATCCGCCCTAGCCGGGGTTTGCTTGGCCCATTGCGAGTCTAGCGCCTCAGCCTTTACCCGATCCCACTCGCTATGTTCGATAGCCTCAATCATGCGGCTAAACCCTAAAACGCCCTCGTAACCCATTTGATACCCCATCTCTAGGGCTGCGGCTTGCCGGTCTGGATCTAGCGACCTAAACCAGCCTTGAGTCTCGAACCGGGCTTGTAACGTCTGCAGGTAGTCTCGAATCAGTAGCTCGGCGATAAACTCCGGTATGCCATGCCCACCGCGCTCTATCACTGTGCCGTATCCGATAGTCAGTGCGCCCTGTGAACACTCGTAAGCGTAGCGCCTAAAACCTTCTAACTCTTTAATGCGCTCAACAAGCTCTAGATCCACACTTAATCCTTGTTTGCAGTCTTGTCGGCTTGCTTAAATTGCTTCGCTGTGGGCCTTCCGGCCTCACCTGGCCGTTTCATCTTCTCGCCTGAGCCGTCCTTAATGCGTTCCCGCTTGGCTCGTATGTTGGCGTAGAGGCCCGGCCTTTCTAATAGTCCCGGCATATCCCTTACAACGCCCCCAGCTTAATCAGCGTGACAAACAAGCTGCTCATAACTAGCCCGGCGAAAAGAGCCCAGACGTAGCTTCTGTGATCCCACATAGAGAAATTCAATCCAAAAAAAAGCCCCGCACTAGGCAGGGCAAATAGACACTTAGGAGGTGTTTTAGAGGACTACATTTTAACTCTCGCCGGATTAACGCCGGGAGCTGTCCCCAGTCACGGATTGTCAAGCTTATATGCTTACATAGCAATATATTTGTGCATACTTAAAAAACTTTATAATGATGTTGACAACACTTGCGCTAGTGTGCTTTCCTGTCGAGGTGTACCGTTTTGGACTACACATTAGCGCCTAGGAGGCACAACACATGAGAAAGATAGAGCAGCAAATGAGAGCCGCCGCTGTACAGGGTTTTAATTGGGCATCCGGCAATACAACCGTAACCGTGAGAGGCGGCAATGGACTAGCCGAAGTGTTCTTACAC